ACCTGATACTTCTCAATCAACCCACGAATATCATTTTCCTGCTCGGACCGCTTCCAGTCCAGCTTATGCTTTTCGGAGTCAATTATCACCATTGAATGCTTGATGGCCCGAACGATTTCATCATCCTTTGCGCCGGCAATCGTCATATCTGTGATCAGATTTGTAACCACGCCCATTTGTTTTTGCTGATGCGCATGCGAAATGACCTTCATTCCGGGATATCCAGGATAAGCTTCTTTGGTATCGAAGTCTTTCAGGGCTTCAAATTGCTTCTTATGGCGAATATCACCGTGCGGATTAGGAATTACATAGACGGTATCGCCATCAAAATCAGCACCGCTCAATTGCTGTGCGACCTTCGGGCTTATACCAACGGCATCGATAGCCGCTTTATCACCCTTACCCAAAATCCTTTGAGCGTCTTTGTGATTATTATTCACTGTAAGACTCGGGATTTCGGTAATGCTGGCGTGCGGATATCGAATCAGAACAACTTCCGTACCATTCGGATATGACGGAGCGTAGATCTGATTGGCCGGCATGGACTCAACAGGAAGTATCACCTTACCTGCCTGACCCGGAAAACCATAGGCTTTCAAATGAACGGCGTCTGAATCACATCCGTCTGCAAAATCAGCAAGAAGCTTCTTCTTTACAGTGGGATTTGTTAGCGCCAGAATATCATTAAGCTGTTCCCTTTTTGCCGCATAGGTCAGATCCAGCTGACGTTTTGCCAATGCAGGCGGCTGCTTGGAAAGCATCTGGGCAGATATATTCTTGCTCCAGTCATTCCAGCTTCCTTCCTCATTCACAATCCGAATAGCCGATTCATGTTCCACGCCGTTTTCATCAATCCAGGTTCTGTTTCGCCCGAGTTTGAGCTTTTCATCCGGCTTAATGTTTGCTCCGAATGGGTTTGCGGGGTCGTCTTTCATCGCTTTCAGAACCTGCTTGCCATTCTTCGGATCATCGTGGTTTATCACCGGTGTGCCAACATGCTTGTTGGTGTTGAACACCACATCATACCCTTTGGGAATGTCATCCGAATAAATGCACATTCCTTTCAGATAATGCGTATTGTCAACCGCTATACGAACCTGTGCATAGTTAGCGTTGCCTAGACTCAGATCCGGTACACCGCGCCGAATTTCAATTACGCCATCTTTATTGGTTCCGCCATCCTCCGCATAACGAACAAATATCCGATCACTCGCAATTGATTCGGGAGGCTTCCGTACTTTATAGCTTTCGCCTTTGTTATCGCTGAAGTGATCCATACCAGCCGGCACAATCTCATCCATATGCTCATAAACTTCTTTTGTGGGAATATCACCCTTGGTGAGCACCTTGATGGTCGTCTTCTGATTGGTCGCTTTACCATACTGATCAACGGCGAACTTGCGATGAACCGTATAGCCCTCTTTTTCCATCTGGGTCAGAATGTTCTTAAGGCGGGTCTCACTGATGCCCAAGTTTAATTCCACACCCGGACCGACATCCAGCATCCTGTGCTTTTCCAGCTCTTCCTTCAGAACATTGGATGTGGCTTCGAACACTTTTTTTTGGTGTTTTTCGCCTTCTTTGAGAAGGTTACGGACAGTGCTCTCTTTTTTCGGGTCATTATATAACCGCAGAGCGATGGCTGTATTGCTCATCTGTTTTTCAAGCTTCAGCTTTTTGGCCATGGATACCTCATAGGCATGAATCTGTTCCCTGTTCTGAGATATCTTTGCACGAAACTCGGAAGTGTTCATCTGAAGATGTTTGGCAACCATGTTGTCAACCTGACTGGCCGGTACGCCATCCTTCAGATATCTGGCCCGGAGCGTGCGAACCGTGGTCTGGAAGTTTTTCTTCCTTTGATACGCACTATCACCGCTGCCGTACCGGTATCTGCCGGAACCGATCGGCGCGCCGTCAAGCACGCTTCTTCCGATGTGTTCGAGGAATTCATCTTCCGCCTCGAATATGTCATCCATCAGAATGTCATTTTCCCGTTTTTGGTCATCCATGGCTTATCCCTCCGCTTTCATATTTCTGATGATCTCGTCGAAGGACACAATAATGCCCATCAACCTCCGAATCTCCTTTGGGTCAGCTTCCTCAATCCGAATATCACCGGACTGATAGATCCGCAGTTCAATCCCGTTCATTTGCTCAGGCTCGAAGTGCAGCTCCTTGGGGCTTACGTCAAACAGAGCAGCGATCTCATTATCACTGGCATCTTTTTTGCGAAGCTCACGCACACGAGCCTGATAGTTCAAACAGAACAAAGCCGCGTAGATCCTGAGCTGTTCCATATGGGCTTCGGTTTCTCCAGTCTTCAGATCATGAATACGAAGGAAATTCCGTTTAAAAGAAATAGCATCGGCTGTGCCAAAGCAGTTCCAGCTGTAGAACAGCGGCTGCTCGGATATCATTTTGTAGCCGATGGCGTCGTTGACAAACATGTTGACTGTATCCTTGTTCCTGGGCAGCATGTGCTGAAGCTCGATTGCTTCATGGGCGAACGCGTGAAGACGGGTGCCCATTTCAACTGCCTGGCTTTTGGAATATCTTTCAACCAGCTTGTCGTTTGAGTAGTTTATCCAGTGGTATTGGCTCGGACTCAGAAAGGCGTGAAGCCCTTCCAGCTCCAAGTGCTTGTCGAAGACCATGTATAATCTCCTCCTTGTTCTCAGGATATATGAACCGCGCATAGGACATCTGGTTAAGCTTCTTAACGTAGAAATCCTGATTGGGCCGATGCGGTGCATGCTCCTCTTTCTTGACCTCCAATGCCGCCCAGCGCTTTCCCCGGAGTATTACCAGATCGGGAAAGCCCTGACGATAATTTGGATCGGTCTTCATGACCACAGCGTCTGGCATCTCTTTGTAAATGCGCTTGATCAGCTGGGCCTGAAAATGGCGCTCCAGAATATCCAAACACCTCCATTCAGCAGAAAAAAAGAAGGGACTTGCGTCCATTGAGACAGCTTTTGGCCATCACCTCAGGACGTATTCCCTTCCTCTCTATTAGAGAGCATGTAATTTCTGCGAGCCCCTAAACCGCATGATCGGCAAACAGGCTTACGTTAAAGTCCCGCTTTTCCCTTATAGCCCGACGTATCGCCAGGTCTATGCCGGCACGTGAATACAAGTGGAAGTAATATAAATCGGTGAACGGAGTGTTCAATCGGTCAATTCTTCCCGCGCTTTGGGTCATGCATTTGTAGGAGTAATTCAGTGAATAGAATATCATGGTGTCTGTCTGCGTGCAGTTCCATCCCTCGGCTCCTGCCGCGTATTGAACCAGATATATCCATCTGTCGCCATCTGGAATGGACTCATGTTTAAACCCGTTCCACTCACGGCATGCGATCTCTTCTTCCTCAGCCATCCGCCGAAGCATGTCCAGCTCATAGTTGAAGTTATAGAATATCACCGCCCGCTCATGACTCTCCAGCAATTGCCTGACCGCGTCTATCCTCCTTTCGTCGCTGTTTACGGATCTGCGCAGCACGTAGCACAGACCTCCCGCATCCTGTATCGGCTCGTCCTTATACGGATCCCATCTTGTGGAAATGATTAACCTAACCAGGTCTTTGTCAAAGGGAACAGATATCCATTCATCATGCGATACTGTTTTTCTGGCATAAGGCATATTGACAACAATCTCTTTCCGTTCTTTGACAAGTTTTCCAAGATTTACATATTTGTCAATTTTGGGATATTTACTGAACCGGCAGTATACCACATGCTGCTGCCTGAAGTCTGTCAGGTTCCTGTAATATCCATTGGCTATGAACACGTTCGCGTAATCCATCCAGCAGTCGCCCGGCGTCGCACTAAGTAATATCCATTGGTTGTGCCTCGCGATGCGCCTGAACGCCTTCGCCCACTTTCCGGTTCCGACCAGTCTCTGCTCATCAAATATAAAGAACGCGTCTTCCACTTCCACATACTTTTGAATATTATTCCAGCTGTCAACGCATTTCGGATTAAAATCAAACGCTTCGCATTCTTTTTCCCAATCCTTTGTATCCCGCTTTCTGGCAGTGGTAATAATATAAAGAAGAGGGGGCTCAGCGCTGTTGCTAAGCACCCCTTCTTCGTAATAAGCAAGCGCGGTCCGGCTTTTACCCGTTCCAACGCCGCCAACCAGAATACAGCCGTTATGCATTTTCTTTACGGCTGTTCTCTGATGAGGATATAAATCAGCCATCAGTCATCATCATCTTCATACTGGTTCATACGGGCATTCAGGCTCCTTCTCGGAGGCTTCGCCGTAACGGCCAGTTCCTTGACATAGGCTTTCGTGCCGGTCCTGCCGTTCACTTCCCAGTTATACGGCCGGATTTCAACATCAGCGCGGGCTATATCCGTATTGTCCAGAATGCCGACGTTTTCTTCATTCAGCAGTGTTCTGGTGCCGTCATGACTGATCAGTATAACTGTGGGCGGATACGGACTGAAGGCGAGCGCCACATCCAGCAGATTCTGCGGATCATCTCCTTCCCGGTACGGCGGCTTATGCCGCACATACCAGCCAAGATCTTCCAGTTCGTCCGCTACATCCTGCGGAAGAAAGATCGTAAATTTCCGCTCACCGGCCCTGTTGTACTCCGTTTTATTGCCGCTGAAATTGCGGTAGCTCCCATAACCGATCGTTATGTCTTCAAGTCTGATGTTCTCTTCTACCATAAATATCATTGCTCCTTTCATTCTTTGTCGCAGCAGAACATTTCTTCATAGTTCTCTTTGTCCAGCTGTATCCGCCAGTGCGGACAATCCAGGCAGTTCTCATAACTCATCTCGCCACAGGTAGGCCTGTGCTCCCATGGGAGACCACAGTCGCTGCATCCCGAAATATCCACAAAGCTGCTAAAGTCGCCATACTTCTCAATTGCCGCAATGGCTTCTGTACTCATCTCTGTGAAATAGGAAATATCCACAACATCCTCCAGATGGTCGTTGACCGTTTCGGCCTCTAGCCATCTGTAGCCGGTGGATCCTGCGACCGCATAATACTTTCCGTCTTTCTCGCGCAGCAGCAGACCGCCACCCTTGCCTTTTATCACCGGTGCAAACAAACCGACTTTGCCGATAAAGACATAGTTATGCCCTTTGGCAATCTCTTCTTTCAGAATATCAAGGTCCTTCGGCAGATCCTCCAGCTCAGCTTTCGCCTGTTCATACTGCGGGTCTGCCCGGTTCGCGGTTACCTTTTCCAGTTTTCGCATTCTTGCCCGGATCTTATCATATTCCTTTTCACGCATACTTACATCTGGCAGGTTTTCGTTCATATCCAGATATAAAGCAGTCGTGCAACTCTTAGTCTCGCAAAGATCCTGAAACCGAATCGGTTCATGACTAAACAACGTTTTAAACACAAACGGAACCTGGAACTGCGTGCCTGTTGCCGTCCATTCTCCGGGATGCTCGTTAAACTCATCCTCAGAATATCTTGCGATGTACACCGCATCGTTTACCAGGCACATCCTGTCATAGGTCGCCTCATGCTCAAAAGTATAACCGTAGAGTTTCCCATACTTCATCACAAAGTCGATGATCTCCGGCGTAGCATCAGGAATCTTGATGGAGTCCGTCTTAATATGCGCCACCGTAAATCCGCGTTTCTGCACTTCATGCTTCAGATTTACCATGAACAGCGCACCGCGCTTTGCCACAATGTTGTCAATGTTCCGAATATCATGGAATGCATTGTCAAACTTAGCGCTTGTCAGACCATACACAGAATTGATGGCAATCTTAAGCGCTCCACTAAGTGCTTTTGCCTGCCCGGGATCTTCAAGATACGGAGCAAGCTTTCCGCCAAAGAGTTCCTTCGCCTTGTCATACTCTTTATGCTTGATCAGAATGCGGGCGTTAAGTAAATCCACAAAGTTCTTTGTATGGTCGCCAAACAGGTTTTCCGCCTTTGCGCTGTGGGGATGCATGCTCGCAATATCCAACAAAGCTATATTACGCCAGATTGCCTGTTCGGCATACACATATCCGCCTTCACCCACAACTTCACCGCGATATGTGCTGGTTCCATGATCAAATGTATATTTGGGAAAAATCGGCATCCCGTTTTGATTGAAGATCGTATATTCCGGATCACATCCCAGTTTCTTTGCTTCTTCCGGAAATATCCACTCATCGCCAGGCTCTCCGCCAAGGAACCGATAATTCAGTTGCGGATGCTTCTCCATCCCAAATATAATTCTGGTGGTCAGACTGTTAGTTGTATCGTTGACTGTCATACCGGCTATGTCCGCCAGAATCTGTCTCGCCGTCCAGTCCGCCTGCCGCGCATTGAAAACCGCTTCTGTTGCAAACACATCATTGTCGCAGTATTCCGCAACCTTAAACCACATCTCCTCAGGTACAGGCTGATCCCATGGCAAACCCAATTCCTGGTGATGAATGCCGAGTTCGATTTCCCATTTCTTCAGGCTCTGCTTGGTTGAGCAGAAATCATATACATCCGTATAGCTGATGTTATAGGCTTCTCCGAACGTGCTGTTCTTCGATCCGTTGATGATTCCCTGCGAAATATCATAAACCTCCGCATTACTCTTTCCGAGCATAACCGCATACAGAATATGATTGTCGTACCGCCGGCAGTTAAACCCA